TTGGCGTTTGTTGTTACGGTTCCAGCAGTCAGTCCTGCCGCAGTTCCCGTGATGTTTGTTCCAAGCAAAAAACTTGGAGTGCCAAGATTTGGCGTTACCAGCGTTGGGCTGTTGGACAGCACAACATTTGTTGTTCCTGTGCTTGTGGTAACCCCAGTGCCTCCGCTGGTTACCGCCAATGTTCCTGCAACCGTTACAGCGCCTGTAGTCGATGTAGATGGGGTCAGGCCAGTTGAACCGAAAGAGATTGCGCTGACGCCTGCTCCGCTGACAATTGAACCCCATGCGCCGTTGGCGTAGCCTTCAAAACTGGCTGTTGTGGTGTTGTACCGCAGATTGCCGTCAGTTGATGTCCCGCGCTGACCTGTCGTGCCAACAGGCAGAATCATGCCGCCCGTGCCGGGAACTACGGGGTTGTTTGAAATTGACACCGTGGGGTTGCCACCTACCCCGGTTCCGTTGGCTACGTCAATTTGGCTGCTTGTTCCCGTTATTGTGGCCGACGTTACCGCCCCGGCGGTTGACAGCACAACCAATCCGTTGAAACTGGCATTTGCAAAATTCAGAACTTGGCCGCTCAAAGCCACCGTTGGGTCACCAGATACGCCAGAACCGTTGGTGACTGACAAGCCCGCCCCAGAAGAGGCCACAGAACGGCCTGTAATGGCCGTAGAAGACGTTTTAACCTGTATGCCAGTGCCAGATGCCACCAAGGACGACAAAGCGCCTGTGGTGCTGATGTTGAAGAGTCCCTGCGCCCCGCCATCGGTCACGGCCAATCCGTTGGTTGCGCCCACATACCGACTGTTTGCCAGTTGGGGTGTTTGTGAGACCGTCAGGTAGGAATAGGTCTGAACGGGTGAGCCAGCAAGCGCCGCAGTCGTGGTCTGGACGGTCACCCCATTTTGGACGATGGGAACCGCCTCAGTGCCTGTAATAGCACCAGCGGCGGGAAGTTGAAGTATGGTGACTTGTGCAGACATTTATGTACTCGTATTGTTGGGCGGATTTGGCGCAATCGTGTCTTCGTTGCCTGTCTGTGTTGGCGTTTGAGTGTTTTGCTCAGTTGAAATCTGGAACTGGCTTGTTCCGCCAGTCATCAAATAATTATCGCCAGCATCGACGGACACATCAGGACGCGCAAACCGCAGGTTGATACGTTCGGTCTTGCGGGCGGCAAGGCGGTAGGGGTCAAGGGTGTCAAAACAGCCGTCCCCGCACACGCGAAGACCGGGGGAGTTGCCATCGGGTCTTAAATTTACATACGGCTTCTTCATCTTGCACCTATCGCACACCGCGATGGCAAGTGAAGTCAATCCCGTTGTGTCCAAAAAGATAGGCATGGCTTACCTTGTGTAGACGGAAATGTTAGGGGCAAAATAAATTGGTGACTTGTCGCGCTCTTCTTGCTCGGCTTCGTACAGGTACTTTTCAGCCATCTTTTCCAAATAGCCAACCCTGTCCATTGCGACTTGCGGAAGTTCGAGGCTCATGCGGTGAGCCAGCATAAACACCACCGCCTCATACCAGCGTTGAGGAATCTGTAGTTCGTTGGTCAAAGCGCCCACATCCATGATTTGGGTGGAGTACCACACAGTCATCTGCACAAATGCATTGCTAGGCGTAGGCCACAGGTAAATCGTGGGGTTAGGAATCGTGCGGTCAAACCAGAACTGATAGGGCTGGTTCGCTGTGAAGTTCTTATTTGGCAGGTTTGTGTAGTCATCGCGGTTTAAGCGAGACATCATCACCTCAGTGCTGTTATTGCCGATGTACCACTCACGCAGGGCTAAAGTAGTCCCAGAAGAGGCAACAATGCGGTAGAAAGCGACGTTTTGCCCCGGGTCTATATCCGTCCACACCCATGTATTGTCTTTAACAGCAATTGCGCCAAGGTTCTGCAACGTGACATACGTCACCCCATCAGACGAGTATTGGAGCGAAATATTCCATGTCGCTGACCCACCACCTGCAATGTAGGGTAAAAACCCAATAGAACCCGCATAGATGGGGGTTGTTGTACCGTAATTGACCGTAAAGTTGCCGTTTGCCGAGGTTTGCTGGGTGAACGTGTCAACATCCCCATCGTACAGGTTTGCAACCGTTCCGCCAGCAGAAGAGGTGTATGCCCCATCAGGGCGGCTTAATGTGCGATACAGCACGTTTAAAGTGTCTACAGCCCCATCAGGCAGGGTGTATTGGTACTTGTTAGGCGTAAGGCCAATGACCTCTTTGCTGATGCACCAATACTGAATGCCTCGATTGATGAGGTTGGACAAAAGAAAGCCAAGCGACTGACGAGATGACAAGACCTGCTCAGATGTCAACTCCTCGGCAAGTTTTCCGCACCGACGGGCGCCGTGGTCAATCAACGTCTGTACGTTGTATGTTTGTCCGTAGGTGTCAGAATACGCCATTGCTTACCACCGTGATTGGCTTTTGTTTGGAGAGCAGGTTGAAATCTTTCCACCATGCTTGAAACCCAATGCACTTAGCATACGCTTAGGGATTGTGCTAGAGGTGTCTTCTGTGCCTCTGGCCTCACGCTTGTATTGGTCACCCAACTCTTGGGCTTCTTTTATAAGTTTTTCATTTTGCTTGCGGGCGTCAGAGCGACCAGCCATAGCCATGATGTTTTGGCCTAGCATTTCGTTTCTTTCGCGAGGCTTGCGACCAGCGGCAAGAGATACCGTTTCCTCAAGTTTGTCAACATTAGAACCCACCTTGGGGCCATATTTTTCTAAATTCTCAGAAATAACTTCTTTTGGAAATGGCATTTTTTTCTCCTGTTTACCAACCGGGACAATCCCAGCGCTTTAGCGATGCTTTGGCGCGTGGTGCATCCCCCTTTGAATGCTCTACAACGCCTGACATACGAGCGCAAAAAGAGTCCTTTCGCGCCCCACCTTGAGGCTGAGGAGCCTTTAAATTGCTCCCAGTTTCACGGTTGTATTTTGCCCGACCTTTGGCAGTTAATCCAGCACCTTTTTCAACGGACAACTTCTCTCCGCGACCAACCGCAAGATTAACTTTTTTCTTGCTCATTTTGGTTTGGCTGTTTTGGCTGACTCTCGGAAGGCTTGAGCCGTTGGCGCACCTTTGCTACCCACTCGCCGCATCTTTTCGCCAGAGCCTTCAGAGATTCTTTCACGTTTTGCATTAATGTTGTCATACAAGCCGCCGCCTTTCATTTTCTTTGCTTCATCAGCTTTGGTAAATTCTTTGCCGACTTTTTGAGAGATGCCAACCTTTTTGGCAAACGCAGGGTTATGTGCGACCGCCGCCATTAAATTGTGTTGAGAAGATGATTTGCTTGGCATTACGCATACCCTTTAACCATCTCTAAAATGCACCAGTAGGTGTCACCTGAAGAGGCGTCAGCCGTACTGAACACGATGTCACCAGTAGCGCCAGTACCACCGTTGTTAGTAATACCGCCAAAGCCTGTCATATCTAGCGTCTGCGTAGCACCAGACGACGACAGAAAGAACGGCACATCTGTTGTAGCGTCCCAAAACATTCTGACTTCCATACCGTGATTGGCAATGTAGATTTTGGTGACTGTAACCCTGTCACATACAGCGCCTGACGCGCTTGGCGTTAGCGCAGAGACATCTACTTTCAAAACCGCGGTTTCACCAGTGCCGTCACTGATGTTTGTAAATTTCATGATAGCCGTACGCTCGTTATCAAAAAGCGTTTGACTCGTGACTGCATCAGCCATATTTATCTCCAATTAGAAGCGGGGGCCGAAGCCCCCACTCGTTTTCAACAAGCGCGTCCGCCGCGTCTTTTTCCTGCTGGGGACACTGTCACAGACCTTTCGGTTTGCGTAATAGCGCCTTTACTGGGAAATCCGTAAGGCATTTTCTGCTCAAAATCTTCAGGCTTCATGCCTTTCATGTCGACTGACTTGAAGGGCATTTTTTGCTCAAAATTTTCAGGTTTTATACCTTTCATATCAAATGACTTGAAGGGCATTTTCTGCTCAAACGCATCTTTTTCCTTGTTGGTCATAGAGCCTTGACCGCGAAACGCATCACGCGCTTTGCCGTAAAGTTCCTTCACCATGCTCAAGGGGTTCATCGCCTCCTCCAACTCACGACTGGCTTTGTCGCTGACGGCTTTTGGGTCTACTTTGTTTTTGTCAAAGAAAGCCTCATCCATCATCTTGCGCTCACGGTCGGTAACAGCGCCTTCACCAGAAGCCGCACCACCTTTCTGCATCTTCTGGTACTTGCTGTAGACATCGTTGGATTGCGCCTTTGCCGACTTCATGGCTGACGCATTTTCACGACCGAATGCTTTCATCAAGTTACCTTCAGCAGGGGTGACCGTGCCACCCTTTTTGAAAGTACCAGCAACACGATTAGTGCTTACAGGAGACGAGGGCTTTTTAGCACCTTGGGGCATCGCGACGGGATGGCCTGAGTTAACAGTACCCCCCGCCGCGTAGGCTTTTTTTGAGGTTTTACCTCCCATTTTGTAGCCACCAGCATTGCTCATTGAGACGCCGCCAGTTTTGTAACCGCCGCCATTACCGAGGGCAACACCACCAGTTTTGTAGCCACCTTGACCATTGGAAACACCACCAGTCTTCAGACCTTTATGGCCCTTGCTGGCAGGCTTGGACTCGTGAGACTTCAGTTCTTTTTCAAGACCCTTCATCTTTGACATCTCAGCCGTGTGCGTCTTTTTGGACTCGCCGCCGTTTTTCATTGGAGGCATACCCATTGCTGGGGCAGAAGGCATTGCAGGCTTCTTAGCCATCATCGACTTGCGTCGTGAGGCCATAGAGGGCTTGCCGGGGGCGCGCACAGGAGCGTTGACAGCAGGACGACCCACCAAAGCGGGCGTTCCCATCATCATCTCCATAGCACCACCGCCACCAGCCATTTTTTTATGACCAGCTTCGGCTTTGCCACCTTTTTTCATGTTGACGTGACCGCCTTTTTTGAGTTTTAACTCAACGGTTGGCTCCGTGGTCTCCATCTTGA